GGGTGGGTGGGGGAAAAAACAAACGCCTGGGGGGGGAGGAATTCCCCGGGGGAACACATACCACAAAAAAAAAAAAAAAAAAAAAAAAAAAAAAAATATACTACTGAAAGAAATGTCGAGCCATACCAGCCTCATTCGCGGGGGAATTTTCGGGAGCACGGTATGGCTATTTCGCGCGGCGGATAAGCCATACATTCCGCCTCGGGACACGGTGGGACACACCCACCATATGCGCAAAAGCCAGCGGGCCTCGGGGTTATGCGGGGGGTTACGTTATTGGGGTTATGGCAGGGGGGTTACAAGAGGGGGTTATGCCGTGGAACAGGGGATACGGCATTTGACCGTACGTCCGGCCGTGGCGCGTAGAATGCCCGCCAATCGCCCACAATCGGCCCGTGGTGCGCGTTGGGCATGTGTCTGGTACAATCCCCCATCCGACTCGCAACGGCCGTCCATGGGCAAAAGAAAAGGGCGGCACGAGGCCGCCCAATTCCGTCCGACTCGATTTCCGATCAGATATCAAGTTCGATATCCGTTGCCGCGATCTTGGCCTTTTCGGCCGCCCGGCGCTTCCGTTCTTCCGCCATCGTCGCGAGGCGTTCCGCGACGGCCTTGGCAAGCTTGTCCGCATTCTTGGCGAAAAGCGCGTCAAGCTTGGCGTTCTGTTCGGTCGGCTCGAGGTCCTTAAACGCTTCCTTCGCTTCATCCGTCGCACGGGAAAGGAATGCCTTCTTCATGACGTACCGCTGTGCCGTGGTTTCGTCCGACACACCGCCGCCACCCGATGCGCCGACCGTGCCATCGATCAACGCCACCCGCTTCGCCTCCCACCGCGCCGTGGCATCCTTGAGTCCGTCCGCTCCGGCGTACGCATCCTGCAGGGACTGAAGGGCGAAGTTCATGAGGTAGTGGATCGATGCTTCAGGAAGCGCCTTCCCGTCCAACGTCCACTTTTCCCCGTCGACCACGAGTTCCGTGTGACCGACACGACCGCCCCAGCCGGACTTTTCCGTCTCGCGCTTTTCGAAAAGACGTGCAACCTTGTATACCATTTCCGTTCTCCGTTCGCGGCGCTGACTCGTCAGCGGTTGATACGCCGCATTACAACCGGACGGGCGAATTGCCCGTTTCGTCATTAGTCCCGTGTCGCATACCAAAGGCATGATCCGGCTGGGAATGTCCCGCCCCAGCCCGTATCCTCTGTATACCACGCTATAACTTTTGCAAGATCCGCCATTGGCGCTTCACAATACACCTCTGTGAAATTTTTTGACGTTCCAGTCACGGTCAATTCAATTCCGCGCCTTTGTGCTTCGATTTCCGCGTTATGTTCCGTTCCTTTGACCACGATGAAAAGTGTCATGGTTTCAACTCCATAATGCGGCGGGATTGCCGCGTTCCGTCAACCGATCCGTCATTGAACCGTGACTACATTCAGCCCGGCAATTGTGGCGAAAATATGACCGCCCTCACCCACATCGTACGATTTCCGAGCAACATTATTGCGTTATGCCACTCGTCCGCGTAACGACTCTCGGCGACCCCCACCCCCATCAAATTCTGCAGGCCCACCCCACCCCGGCGAGTCGTACCCCCCACACCCCCCGCCCCTTCCCCTGCGCAAATTTTGTGCGGTTCAGTGGAATAGCCATATATTCACTGGTATGGCTAATACGCAGGGCGAAAAAGCCATATTGCCTTCGCGCCCGTCGCGTGGTATATCTGGCGGGAAGGAGTAGGACAGATGGAACTGCCGCTGGATATCGTGAGGACTGTTGGAAGGCCGCCGCTCGAGGCGCAGGCTGAACGGCCGATCACGTCCGCCGATCTGGAGCTGCTGTCCGGCAATCGCGAGTCGAAGGCGCCGCCGTTGAAGCGTTTGCGGGAGCGCCATCATGCCCTCGCGCGCCTCATCGCGAGTGGATCGCAACATAAGGACGCGGCGGCAATCTGCGGATATGATATCTCGCGTGTGAGCATTCTTATGTCCGATCCGTCCTTCAAGGAGCTAGTCGAATTCTACAGGGCCGACGTTAATCGGCGTTATGCTGCTATGCACGAGGTCCTTGCGGGGCTGTCCCTTGATGCTGCGTTGCTCATCCGCGAACGTCTTGAAGAGCACGGCGATGAAATTCCGCTCAACGTTCTGAACGAGCTTGTGAAGATGGGCGCCGATCGTACCGGCAATGGCCCTTCCTCGAAGCAGGAAGTGAATGTCAATGTCAACCTCGCCAGTCGACTGGAAGAGGCGCGCAAGCGTGTTGCTTCCAGGACGATTGATCTCCAGCCGATAAAGGATGCAGCCGAATGACCACCCGCTCTGATCCAGCGATCTCTGCCGAAGAGATCACCACGTCCGACTCTACTGTCCACACCCCGCCGTTCCGAGCTCTGTTCATCGGCGGCGCTGGCATCGTACGTGTTCGTACCGCTTCAGGCGATGACAACATCGATTTCACTTGTCAGTCTGGCACGATATTGCCGGTATCAGTCGACAAAATCTACGCTGTGACAACCGCAACGCTTATCGTGGGACTGCGTTGATGCAATTTAGGTTTAAAATTCCACAAACAGGGGCGTCGCCTTCGGGCGCGACGATCGACGGATGAGCTGGGGTCTCGATCTCGGCCTCGGCCTCGGCCTCACCCGTCGTCAGGGCGTGGGGGTGCTGAAGCTCTCCATCGCGCTGCTTGGGGACGCATGGAACGGCCTCGCCATCGACTTCCGCGACAACAGCTACTCCATGCGGCAGTCGTCCGATGCCGAAATCCTGCTCGATGGTGATGACGGACTTGCAATCGACTTCCCCAGCAACCAGTACGAGATGAGGGCCTGACCGATGGCGCTGACCACAGGTGTTGCCACCGACCTCCTGACCTTCGCGCGAAGCGGGACGAAGAAGAGGTTCAACTCGGCTGGTCTCATGGTCGATGTGGCGGATGGAGAAATCGCCCTCGACTTCGACCCTTCCGCGCAGGACGTGGACGAACCGACGCTGAAGAAACGGTTAGGCGCCTCAGTGCATGGGCCTGCCCAAGAGTTGATGTCCTATACCGAGGACTTCACCAACGCGGTCTGGACGAAAACCGGCGTGTCGATTTCGTCCAATGCATTGGCCGCGCCCGATGGCACGACGACGATGGACAAGATCGTCGAGGACAGCAGCAACGGCACCCACAACGCCTACCAGTTGGCCGCCCACACCTCGGGCTTGGCGTACGCTTTCTCTGGTTTCGCGATGAAGGGCGAGCGGACCCGCTTGGCCCCGTATGCTATTAGCGGCCGAATTACCCCCGTCTTCGACCTGAACGCAGGCACGATTCTCAGCGGGACATACGGCGCGGCCGTCCTGAAAAGCATTGGGGTACACCCAAGCACCGGCGACACTGTATGGTGGTGGTGCGCAACCAACACCGCTGTCACCACAGCCTCATCAAACCAGCAAGTACGTCTGACTGACAACTCCAGCAACCTCTCCTATCAAGGCGATGGATCCTCGGGATTGTACGTCTGGGGAGTGAACTTCCAGCAGGTCGACAATCCCGGCCCCTACATCAAGCGCGTGAGCGCTGCCGCGTCGCGTGCAGCCGACAGCCTCACGCTGCCGGTGTCCTCGATTGCGCCGTGGTCCAGCACCCGCGGCATGGTAGAGATTTCGGGCCGTGCGCCTTACGGCAAGGGCAAAGCCGTTCTCTGGCAGGTGGATGACGGTTCCGAGAACAACCGGCTGCGGATTGAGCGGGACACGTCCAGCAATCTGCGGTGCATCGTTACCGTGGGCGGGGTCGAACAGGCTAACCTAAACCTCGGGGCGGTGGCGCTGGGAGCAGACTTCTCGGTGGCCTTTGCTTGGGCGGACAATGACTTCGCGGCCAGCCTTGATGGCGCTGCGGCCGTGACAGATACCAGTGGCACCGTACCGGCCGGGCTCGCCACGATGCGGTTTGGCCAGAGCTTCACGGGCGAGCATTGGAGCAGCACGATCAAGTCCGTGCTGTACAGCGTGCCATGACGAACGCGACAGAAGTAGTCAGCAGGGCGCTGGCCGGCAAGGCAAGGCGCTTCAGCGCGATCGTCGTGTGCGATGGCAATTCACTCACGGCCGGTCAAGGCAGCACGGGCGGGCAGACATATCCCGCCCAGCTCGCCGCCGAAATTCCCGATTGCCTCGTCGTCAACGTCGGCATCGGCGCGCAGAACACGATCAGCATGATCAGCAACTCCGGCGATGTCGACGCGTACCTGACGAGCATCAAGCCGCCCCGCATTGTCATCGCGTGGGAGTTGCGCAACGACATTCACGCGCTGGGCGCTACTCCGGCGGAGGCGGTCGACCACATGGAAGCCTATTGCCTGGGCAGGCGGACGCTGGGTGCGAAGATCGTCGTCATGAACACGACCCCGAGCAACGGCGTCAGCGATACCTTTTCGGACGAGGAACAGGTGGCGGTGAATGCCGAGCTACTGGCGCGATGGCCCGACTTTGCGGATGCTCACGTCGATCTGGCTGGCCGGCCCAATCTCGCGGATCCTGACAACGGCACGTACTACGACGCCGACAAGATCCATATCACCAACGCCGGTTACACTGAAGTGATGACCGGGGCGCTGGCATTCGTCTCGAGCCGATCGGCGCGGGCGCTGCTGTAACCTCGGCGTATCCGGCTGCTAGGCGCCTTTCGCAATTGCCGCACTCGTAATTGTATATTAGTGGATATGTAATGGACGACACCTTCATCGAGGATTTGGCCACATTCAGTAACGACCCCCTCGGGTTCGTCCTTTGGGCGTTCCCTTGGGGAGAGCCGGGAGAGCTTGAGAACTTTTCCGGCCCGGAACCATGGCAGGTCGAGCTTCTCGAAGACCTCGGCGCAGGCCTTATCACCCTCGAGGGTGCCATCCGTATCGCCCGGACCTCCGGCCATGGTATTGGCAAATCAGCCTTTGTGGCGTGGCTTATTCTGTGGGCCATGTCTACTTTCGAGGACTGCGTAGGCGTCGTCACGGCGAACACCGAAACGCAGTTGAAGACCAAGACGTGGGTCCAGCTCGCGAAGTGGTATCGCCTCTGCATCACGCGGCATATGTTCAAGATGACCGCCACGGCGCTCTTCAGCACGGACCCCGAGCACGAGCGCACTTGGCGAATGGACATGGTGCCGTGGTCTGAGCGGAACACCGAAGCCTTCGCCGGTCTGCACAACCAGGGCAAGCGCATTCTCCTTGTCTTCGATGAGGCCTCGGCCATTCCCGACCTGATTTGGGAGGTCGCCGAGGGCGCCCTGACGGACAAGAACACGCAGATCATCTGGGCCGCCTTCGGCAATCCTACGAGGAATAAGGGCCGCTTCCGCGACTGTTTCCCCGGAGGCCGCTTCGCCCATCGGTGGAGTTCCGGCGTCGTCGACTCTCGTGCCGTTTCCTTTACGGACAAGGCGCAGATCGCTGAGTGGGCGGCGGACCACGGCGAGGACTCGGACTTCTTCCGCATCCGCGTCCGCGGAGTGTTCCCGCGGATCGATTCCGAGTCCTTCATACCGTTGTCCCTGGCTCTTGAGGCCATTGCCCGCGAGGTCGAGCCTCAGCGCGGGCCAATCGTCATCGGCGTTGACGTCGGGCGCTTTGGCGACGACCCTTCGGTCATCTACCCCCGCCAGGGCCGTGACGCCAGTTCGCGCCCGCCCGAGCTTCTTTACGGCTACGACACCATGCAGACTGCGGCGCGGGTGGCCCAACGTTTCCTCGAGTACCGTGCCACGATCGTAATGGTCGACAGCGGTGGTGTTGGCGGCGGCGTCGTAGACCGCCTGCGGATGCTCCGCATCCCGGTGATGGAGGTCGACTTCGGCGCTAAGCCCGACGAAGTGAACGTTGACGATGGCAGCAAGTACGCGAACAAGCGCGCCGAGATTTGGGGCGCCATGCGGACGTGGCTCCGTACCGGCAGCATTGCCGCGGTAAAAACCGGCGAGCAGACCACCATCGCCGACGAACTTACCGGCCCGAACTACGGCCTGAACGGCAATGAGGCCATTCAGCTTGAGTCCAAGAAGGACATGCGCCGTCGTGGGGTGGCGAGCCCGAACGTAGCGGACGCCCTCGCCTGTACCTTCGCCTACCCAGTCTTTGACTGGACGGATAACGAAATGCCCGCAGTCGTGACGTCCGTTCCCGACTACGATCCGTATGAACAATCACGAGTCTACCACTGAAAGGAGACGCCCATGTTTGGAGGTTCCACCCCGAAGGCTCCGCCGCCCCCGCCGAATACGCCGAGCCGCGCCGATGCCGTAGGTGCCGGTAGCGACATCAGGCTGAACCCGGCCGGGATGTCCTCGTTCATTTCGTCTGGTACGGCACAGGGGCTGAAACGCAAAGCCACCACGCAGAAGGCAACGCTGGTCGGAGGCTGACATGAAAATTGCGGTCGAACTGCATGAGAAGAAAAAGGCAATGGTTGCTGCGATGCAGAACGACCGGCTTCCGTACTGGCGTCTGTGGCGGGAGTTGGCGGACTATTACCTCCCTTCCCGCTACACGTACCTCATGTCGGACAAAGAGCGCGCCGTTCGTAACGCACGCAATCCGCACATACTCGATGGAACGGGCACTCGCGCCGCGCGAGTCCTCGCCGCAGGGATGATGAACGGCATCACCTCGCCGAGCCGCCCGTGGTTCCGCCTACGCCTTCCCAACTTCGACGACGCCTCGAACAAAGAGGCCCGTATGTGGCTTGACGAAGTCGCACGACGGATGCTTCTCGTCATGGCCGAGTCCAACTTCTACAACGGGCTCGCCGTGATGTACCTGGACCTCGTGATCTTCGGTACTTCCGCTATGCTGATCTACGAGGACTACGAGTCCGTCATCCGCTGCTACAATCCAAACCTCGGCGAGTTCTACATCTGCAACAGCGAGCGTCTGGCCGTCAACACTTTCGCCCGCTCGTTCCGCATGTCCGCGGCGCAAATGGAGGCTCGGTGGGGTAAGGAGACTCTGTCGCAGCAGGTGCAATCAGCCCTGCAACAGGGCGGCGCGCAGCGCCAAGCCGAGTTCGAAATCTGCCACCTGATCGAGCCGAACGATACCGGCGACAAGCTCGTGCCGAAGCGGTTCAAGTACAGGGAGCTTTACTGGGAGGCTGCGGCGCCGACGGGTCAGGTTCTTTCCGCCGCTGGCTACAATGAGCTGCCCGGCATCTTCCCCCGGTACGAGCTGAGCGGGAATGACGCCTATGGGACCTGCCCCGCCATGGACGCTCTGGGCGACGTTATCCAACTTCAGCATGAGACGAAGCGGAAGGCGCAGGGCCTGGACAAGATGGTCAGTCCGCCGATCATCGCCGACATCCAGCTTCAGCATCGACCGTCGGCACTGCTGCCTAATGGCATCACTTACCTGTCCGGCGTCAACAATGTGGGCGTCAAGCCGGCCTATACGGTCAATATCCCCATTGACGCCCTGACGATGGACATTCGCGATTTGAGTTCTCGCATACGCGAAACCTTCCACAACGATCTCTTCCTCATGATCTCGCAGCTCGATACCGTGCGCACTGCGGCGGAAATCTACGAGCGGAAGGAGGAGAAACTTGTGATGCTCGGCAGCGTGCTTGAGCGCTTTGAAAACGAGGCGCTCGATCCGGCGGTGAACCGTATCTTCAGCATCATGGATCGTGCCGGGCTCTTGCCACCGGTTCCTAACGGGCTCGAAGGCGCGGATATCGAAATCCAGTACGAGTCCATCCTGTCCACCGCCCAGCGGGCCGTTACGACTGCCCCCACGGAACGTTGGCTGCAGCTCGTCGCCCAGCTTTCGCCGGTCTACCCGAAGGCTGTGAACATCCCGAACTTCGATGAGCTTCTCCGCGGCTACGGCGCTGACATTGGTGTACCTGCGCGGTACATTCGCACGCAGGAAGAGGTGGCGCAGCTTAACGCTCAGGCCGATCAGCTTGCCCAAGCGCGCGAAGCTGCGGCGACCGGCGGCGCCTTTGTCGACTCGGCACAAACCCTGTCGCAGACTGACGTAGGCGGCGGGGCGAATGCGCTGCAGCAACTGCTCGGAGCGTAAAGTATGGCGCTTGCGCCCGGAAGAGGATTAGGGTATGGTAGCCGTAGATAAGGAACTAGAAGCGAGGGCAATAACGAAGGCACTCGAAAAGATCGCAGCCCGGCAGCAGCTTGAAATCAATAAGGCCCTGTCGGCGCTGTTGGCCACCAAAACCGGACGAGACTTCCTGTGGTGGCTTCTTTCCGAGACTGGTGTAGGTCGGAACCCGTTCTCCCCCGACCCGCTCAAGATGTCTTTCGCCTGCGGAGAACTTAACACCGGGCAGAAGCTTCAGGCTCGGATAATGGAAGTGGACCAGATGGGCTACTTCCGAATGTTAGAGGACCAGTTGGAATATGAACGAGAACGAGCAATTGCAGCCACCGCCGCAGGAACCGCAGCCGACGACGCCGACGGCGCCTGAGCCGCTGATCGGAAAAGAGTCTGCACCGGAGCCCGAGGCGCCTGCGCCGTTGACTGAGGCCGACATTAAGCTCCCCGAGGGCTTTACGGCCGACAAGGAATTGATGTCCAAGTACCTGGGCGTCATGAATAATCAGGAGCTTTCCGCCGCTGAACGCGGACAGCAACTGATCGATCTGTATGCTGACGTAACCAAGGCGGCATCCGAGAGGATTAGCGCGGTCTTCCTGGAAATGCAGCAGCAGTGGCAGGATGAAGTCCTGAACGACAAGGAGATCGGGGGAGATAAACTCGAACCCATCCTCGGCAAGGTCGAGAAGCTCCTCGTCGCGTATGGCTCGCCTGAACTCCGTCAGGTGTTCGCCGGAACGGGCGCTGGCAACAGCATCCACATGGTCCGGTTCCTGGCTAAGATCGCCGATCAGCTGTCCGAAGGGACCCCGCTGCCCGGCGCCGTCACCAATCCGCAGGTTTCCCTTGCGGAGAAACTCTATCCAACCATGAGCAAAGGAAACTGAGGAATGGCCGCGCTATCAGTCGCCAACCCCACCCTCCTCGACCTCGCGAAGGCAACCGACCCTGACGGGCGGATCGCGTCGGTGGTGGAGATTCTGAACGAAACCAACGAAATCCTGCAGGACATGACCTGGCTCGAGGGCAACCTCCCGACCGGGCATCGTACCACTGTTCGCACCGGACTTCCTGCCCCGACCTGGCGCAAGATGTACGGTGGCGTCCAGCCCAACAAGGGTACGACCGCGCAGGTCACTGACAACTGCGGCATGCTGGAAGCATACGCCGAAGTCGACAAGGCTCTGGCGGACCTGAACGGCAATGCCGCTGCCTACCGTCTTCTGGAAGATCGCGCTCATATCGAGGGCATCAACCAGGAACTCGTTGAAACGCTCTTCTTCGGCAACGAGGGTACCGAGCCCGAAGCCTTCACCGGCCTCGCTCCGCGGTACAATGCACTGACCAGTGCGAACAACTCGGAGAACGTTATCGACGGCGGCGCCGCTGGCGGACAGACCGATATCACGTCGATCTGGCTGGCCGTGTGGGGTCCCGCTACCGGGCATGGTATCATCCCTAAGGGCTCTACGGCCGGACTCCAGGTGCGTGACCTGGGTGAAGTCACCGTGGAAAATGTCGATGGCAGCAATGGCCGTATGCAGGCCTACCGTACGCACTATCGCTTCGACGCTGGTCTTTCGATCCGCGACTGGCGCTATTTCGTGCGCATCGCCAACATCGACAAGTCGACCACGCTGGCGACTGCCGCGACCGGCGCGGTTCTGCCAGACCTGATGTTCGATGCCATCGAGCGCATTCCGAACCTGTCGGCGGGCCGTGCCGTCTTCTACATGAGCCGCTACATGCGGACGCGTCTGCGGCAGCAGACTGCGGCGCTCGTGAAGAACTCGACGCTCACCATCGAACAGGTCGGCGGCGTTCCGGTTATGATGTTCCACGGCATTCCGATCCGCCGCGTAGATACGCTGGCGGCCGACGAAAGCCTGATTTCGTAAGGAGCCACAGCAATGGCAATCATGGACTCTCGCACTCTCTTCGCAGAGAACTTCGATCTCGACCAGGAGACAGGCACGTACCTGTTCACCAATCAGATCGATCTCGGCGCCGCAGGCCGCGATCCCGGAAACGGACAGCCTGTCTATCTGAACGTCGTCGTGGAGGAGACCTTCACCGACGGCGGCGACTCTGCCACGCTGCAGCTTCGTCTGGCTTCCGACGACTCGGCCGCGATCCACGCCTCGACCTCGACTGGGCACCTGCTTACGGCGCCCATGCTCAAGGCGTTGCTGGTCGCCGGGAACAAGTTCTCGTTCCCCATTCCCGTGCAGGGACTGGAATACGAGCGCTATCTCGGGCTGCAGGCCATCGTCGCAACGGCCGGCTTCGATGCCGGTGAACTGACCGCGTGGCTGTCGCTCGATCCGATCGGCTGGAAGGCCTATCCGGAAGGTGACAACTGATGCGTGTGAAGCTCGCACGAACCTGGTTCACGCCGATGGGTGAACGCCTGAAGAAGGGCGTTCACTCGATCGACGACAGCCTGGCGAACCGTCTTCCGCCGGGCGCCCAAGTCCTGGAAGAGCCGCCGGCGCCAGCCCCGGCTCCGAAAGGCAAGAACAAGGCAGAACCTGAACTCGAGCTTTAAGGAGCTTCGTTCGTGGCTAACAGCGTCGTCGATATCTACAACATGGCGCTCAACGCCGTAGGGACTCGTGATGACGTTTCGAGCCCGAATGAAGCCTCCCGTGAAGCAGAGGTCTGCCGGCGTTGGTTCGCCAATGCACGCGATCTTATTCTGCGGGCTGCTTTCTGGCCGTCCGCAGAAGCCCATTCCCGCCTGTCCGTCCTCGCAGAGCGGGACGAAACGGAGGCCTGGACTTCGGCCGATCCTTCCCCAGGCTTCCGTTTCGCATACGCCGTACCGAGCGACTTGCTCGTGCCGCGATATCAAGCCGACTTCGGTCGGTTCACTTTCGGCACTTACGGCGACAGCCGCGCTGTGATGTCGAACACGGAACAGGTGGTGCTGACGTACACGCGGCAGCAGGCGAATGTTAGCTTGTGGGACCATGCGCTGCTGATGGCGATCGTTTACTCGCTGGGCGCGCACATCGCCATGCCGCTACATGGAAAGCCTGCGCGAGCCAAAAGCATGGCGGAACAGGCGAACAACCTTATCATTTCGGCGCGCGAGCTGGCTTCGAATACCGGGGAGAACCAGTACGACACGGTTCCCGACTGGATCGCCGCTCGCGGATACGCTGACGTGGCTCCGTCGCAACGGTATTTGTACCCTTACGGCCCAATGATCGCACTGAACGAGTTGCCCGGTGTCAGCTGACCTGATCAAATTCGCCTTTATCGCGGGGGAACTTTCCCCGACATTTCTTGGGCGAACGGACCTGGAGAAATACGACTTCGGTCTGGCGACGGCCATCAACTGGTTCGTCGACTATCGGGGCGGAATTTCCACGAGGCCTGGCACCGTCTTTGTGGACTACATCATGGAGGACGATAAGGACGTCCGCATGTTTGAGTTCAAGTTTGCGCCGGACGTGACGAACACCTACATTCTTCTTTTCGGTCATGAGTACCTTCGGTTCGTGCAGGACGGCGCCTACGTTCTTGAAGACGAAATCACGCTGACAAACGTGACGGCCGCTACGCCCGGCGTTGTGACGAGCACTGCCCACGGGTACCTCACTGGCGATTGGGTGAAAATCGCAGGGCGGACGTTCCACGTCACGAAGCTTACCGACGACACATTCTCGCTGCAGACGCCGCATGGTGACAACTTCAACACCACTGGAACGTCCGTGCTTTCCGCGACGAAGGCCGCGCGTATTTACACGCTCGCCACGACATATGGTTCAGACGATCTTGCCGGCCTCTCCATTTCACAGTACCGTGACTTGGTGCGCATCACCAGCAATGACTTTCCCATCTACAACCTGACGCGGACGGACCATGCGGATTGGGCGCTGGCTGCCGTCTCCTTCGGCTCGCCGATTGCCGCGCCGACAGGTCTGACAGGAACACCGACTGCCGTTGGGCCATCTGGAACGACGTTCTGTGTAACGGCCGTGGACAGCAACGGTAACGAAAGTCTGCCGTCCGCTATTTGCGTCGTCACCGACATGGTGAATTACGCAACCACCGCTGGCGCGCTGGAAATGAACTGGACGCCCGTTGCCGGGGCAGTGTCGTACAACGTATACCGCTCAATCATTGTGCCAGAGGGTAAGGAGTCGCGAGCGCAACAGCTTGGATTTCTCGGCAAGGCGTATGGCGCGACCTTCATCGACAACAACATCCTCCCGGACTACACGCGGACTCCGCCGTTGCACTACGACCCGTTCGCGGGCGGATCGATCTACGAAGTGTCCATTACGGCGGCGGGCAGCGGTTACACGCAAGCATCGACTGTCTCGGTGTCTGGCGGAGGTGGCACGGGCTTCGTTGGTTTTCCCATCGTAAGCAGCGGCGGGAAAGTCGTAGGCGTCCATATCACGAATGGCGGTGAGGGCTATACGGAGCCTGTGACTGTGACGTTTGCCGGAGGTGGTACTGGCGCAACGGCCACTGCCGAAGTGACGCCGGCGACTGGCAACAATCCAGCGCTTAGTGCGCGGTTCCAGCAACGCCAGCTTTACGCCGCCACGCCGAACGCACCGATGTCTGTTTGGGGCTCGCAGCCCGCACGGCTCGACAACTTCGACTACAGCGAAATCGTGGTCGATAGCGACTCTTATGAGTTCGAACTCGACTCGGACGAGGTGACGCCGATCAAGCACATGCTGAGCGTTCGTGGCGGTTTGCTGCTGATGACGAATGGCGGCATTTGGATGCTTTCGGGCGGAAGCGAAGGGCAGCCGGTCACACCTACGCAGGCGTTGGCCGAGCCCCATACTTACGCCGGTGTCGCTGACGTGCCGCCGGTGAAGCTCGACACTGATCTTATCTATGTTGAGGATAAGGGAGGCAGTGTGCGACTGCTGACGTATAACGACTTTTCCAACATCTATTCGAGCCAAGACATTTCAATCCTGTCCAATCACTTTTTCACGCGGACGAAGTATATCACGAAGTGGACCTTTGCCAGTGATCCGTACAAGCTTATCTGGGCACGTCGCTCGGACGGCTGTATGCTAACGTTCACGACGGTGAAGGAGCAGAATGTTTATGCGTGGACACAGAACTGGACGAAGGGTTTCTTCGAGGACGTGCTGAACATTCAAGAGAACCGGACGGATCGTGTTTACACTGTGGTGAAGCGGAAGATTGATGGGCGCTGGGTGAAGTATATTGAGTATTTCGGCGAACGGCAATTTGAGTACGTGGAAGATGCAATTTGCACTGACTGTGGGCTGGCCTCAACGCATACGTACCCGGCAGCAGACCTGACGATGGATACGGCCAGCGGCGACGTGACATTCACCGCTGACGCCGCGGTATTCAACGCAGGAACTGACGTAGGAAAGGTGTTGCGCGCCGGTGGCGGTAAGGCTGTGATCACCGCAGTCAACTCCACCACGGAAGCCGAAGGTCGGTGGCTTCGCGCCCTGACTGCAGTGCTGCCGGAGTCCGGCGGTGTACCGCTGCCCGTTGAAGAAGGCATGTGGACGCTCGACGCTACGTTCACCACGCTGAGCGGCCTTTGGCATCTTGAGGGCGAGAATGTTGACGTCAATCTGGATGGGAATATTTTCCAGGGGCTGACGGTGACGAATGGGGCCATCACGCTTCCTGTCGCAGGTTCCCAGGCGTTCGTCGGCTTGCCGTTCCGTTGCATCGCCAAAACGCTTCCGCTCACGACGCAGGAAATTGTCATCGAAGGTAGGCGTAAGCGGGTCGTAGGCACCGCAGCACGACTAAACGAAACGCGAGGGCTTAAGGCAGGGCGGACGCTGGAGAAGCTTTACGAGCTTCGCGAGCGGACGAATGAAACGCCCGGTGAGCCGAATAACCCTGTGAATGGCATCGGGCGCTGGATGGTGATGCCGCGCTGGGACGATGAGGGTAGTCTGTACTACGTGCAGGAATATTCACTGCCGTCTTCAATCTTGGGTCTGATTTTCTCGACGGAGGTCGGTGATGATCCGGATTGAGACTGTGGAGCGGATACCGCAAGTGGTGCTGGACAATCTTGGCGCATATTCAGCGCAGGAACTTTCTCGGGCTGACACGCACGTCGCCGCGATCGAGCGTGGCTCCGCTTTTATCGGTGTGGCCTTCGACGACGAAAAGCCACTTGTGGCTTTCGGCTTGATGAAACCGACACTGATTGGCCCATGGACGTTGTGGCTGCTGGTTTGTCGCGGCTATACAGCCGAGTATCTGCCCGCAACGCGTAAGGCCTTTCGAGCGCTGGTCTCTGGCCTTGGCGCTGTGCAGACACAGATCGAAGAGACATTCGTCAGTGGACAGCGCTTTGCCCAAATCCTGGGTCTTCGTCCGACGCAGATCGTGTTCGACATACTCGGCGTGCGGCATCGCACTTATGAGGGGATTTTCTAATGGCCTTCCTCGCAGGAATTGCGCCTGCAATTCAGGGTATCATCGGTGGAATAGGCTCGGTCATTTCTGGTGTGGCGGCCATGCAGGCTGCGGCGTATCAGAAAAAAGTGGCTGACATGAATGCGCAGATTGCGCAGGATAATGCGAAGCGGGCTATCGAACGGACGCAGATTGAGGCGCAGGACAATGACGCCGAAGTCCGTGCCATGCTCGGAGCGCAAGAGGCGGGACAAAGTGCGTCCGGACTCGCCCTCGGCGGGCGCTCACAAGTCATGACGCGAAAGGCGGCGGCGGTGCTCGGCCGCCGCGACACGTTGAACATTCGTCAGGCTGGAGAGATTGAGGCGTATAACTACAAGGTCCAGGCGGAGAACCAAACGGCGGCCGGAAATCTGGCGATGATGGAGGGCAAGTCGAATATGCTCGGCTCGTTCCTTCAAGGCGCCAGCAGTCTCATTGGCGGTTTCGCCTCGGTGAAGAGCCCAGGAAAGATTGTCGGCAGTAGTTCCAAGTTCGATCCTTGGGTTCGAAACGGCGTCAGCTTGCGAAGGTAAGAAACGTGAAAATTCCTCATCGTGTTACTGGCTCCACGCGCCCCTCGGCGATGGGGATGGATTATTTCAGCGCTGCTGGCGCTACGCCTGACGCTTTCGGTGCGGGGGTCGGCCGGGGACTGCAGTCCGTCGCGGCTATGGTTGGTGTGCTCGGAGAGCGGGAAGAGGCGAAGAATAGGTTCGGCGCGCTGCGGGAACTGGACAATTTCCAGACGCAAGTCAAGCTGGACCTTACGGACGCGAAACGGAAGGCTGATCCTTCCGGCGCAGGATACCACGAGCAGGCGAAGGCTATCTACGCCCAGGCCGAGGAACGGTTCCTCCAGCGCATCCCGGCGGAGCTTCGCGATGAGTTCAGCTGGCGTTCGGGGCAGGTTAAGCAGGGCGTTCTGCTTGATGCGGTCTCCTTTGAGTACCAAGCGGGCGATACTTGGTTCAGAACTGAAATCGGCGAGGCGTTCAATCAGGCCAAGGTAGTTGTTGGCGAAGACCAGAAAATGCTGGAAAGCGAACTGGCCCGACTGCGCGAGCGGATCGACGCAACGGACCTGCCAGAAATGGAGAAGGCTGATTTGTTTCGGCAGCAGTCCGCTGCTCTCGCCGGCATCGCATATAAGCAGGAAATTCTCGAGGTCGAGCGCGGACGGTATGAGGCGGCCGCCGGTGGCGTGGATCTGTATCTCGACAAGGTGTTCCACGCGGAAAGCGGAGGGGTTGCGGACGCGAAAAATCCCAACTCGTCGGCCTACGGCCCCGGCCAGTTCATCGCGCGGACGTGGATCGACCTGATCCAGCGGCATCGGCCTGACATTGCCGCGACGATGAATGAAGCGGAAATTCTACAGCTTCGTTCGAATACGGGACTTGCCCGCGAAATGGGCGCGGCACTGGCGCAGGAAAATGCGACGCGGCTGTCAAAGGCGGGGCTGCTTCCGTCGCCGAGCAACCTGTACGTGGCGCACTTCCTCGGGGGAGCCGGTGCCGTAGCGGCGCTGTCCGCAGAGGACTCCACGCCGATTGAAGACGTCACGAGCCCTGCTGCACGAGCCGCGAATAAGGAGGTCTTCGCGAAGGTTAAGACCGTCGGGGACCTGAGGCAGTGGGCCGTCGGAAAGATGGGCTATGCCGAACACCCGAAGATTGAGGTTCGGCAGGATGCGGATGGGTTTTGGCAGACGGAAGGGCTGCGGTACGAAACGGCTGGAAAAATACGGGCGTTGCCGATTTCGCGTGAGTACATTGAGCGCGTTGTTCCGGCCGTGCGCGCGATCGATCCGAGCCTGACCGTGGTAATTACGTCCGGTGGGCAGACTCCGCTGGGCGACGATGGTCCGCGCACTGGCTCCACTCGTCATGATGTTGACCACAGTGGCGAGTCGGGAACGGCGGATTTGGTCCTTGAGCGGAACGGGCGGAAAATTCTTCCGGGGCAAGACAAGGCGCTGTACGCCAAGGTGATGGAAGAAATGGCCGCCGCTGGTTTTACCGGCATTGGGCACTATGCCTGGGGCATCCATGTTGGCGGTGGCAGTCGCGCTGCGTGGGGACCGTCCACTACGAGCACCGACCTCGACCCAACCTTTGCACGAGCGATTAAGAATGGCTGGGCGCGAATGGCGGAAGGAGGCCGCGATGCTATCGACACCGATATGCGCTATATCGGTGTTTCGTATGAAGATCGACTGGCAGCACGGTCTGATGCCGAGCGGCAGGCGACGCAGGAGCGTACGGCGCAACTGCAGCAGGCGAAGCTTGAGCAGGCCGGGCTGTTGAACAGTCTGCTTGTTGGGATCAATGACGGACAGTTCGGTGCGACGGAGATTGAACAGGCGCGGCAAACGTGGCTGACGGACTACGATGATATTAAGAAGGTGCAGGATACGTATAAGGCGGTGAATGAAGGCGTGCTGTTGAGTGCACAAGCAGCGCAGAAACTCTCGACGCCGACGGCCGTATGGGACCCTACGGACGATCGCGATCGGAAGATGCTGAACTCGTTGGTCAAGCCCGGTCTTTCGGAGCTGGCGAAGGGGAATCAGGACTATTTCATGAGCGCCATCCTACCGTTGGTTAATCAGACGGGGGATATTCCTACTGACGTCATTGGCACACTGACAGGCATGGTTCGGGCGAATAACGCCACGCAGGCTCTGTTCGCCCTTGACGCCTTGCGCCAGCTCCGCGATGTCGATGCCAGGGCGTTTAATGGGCGAGTGCCGGAGGCACTGGCAAAGGACGTCGATTTCTACGCCGCTCGGCGCGATCTTTATCCGCAGGATGAAATGCTGAGGATGATCAATGGAGGATACACTCAAGAAGAACGGCAACGACGCACTGTCTTGGAAAAGGAGGCGCAGAGCTATCTTGCGGAAAAGAAAGATGGCGTACCGACGCTTCATACGCTGGTTAAAGACGTTGTCGGAGAGTTCGGCGGATGGTTTTCCTCCCCCGCACTGAGTGGCATTCCAGCCTTCGCGAAGGAACTGGACATGGACTACCAAACGGCGTTCATTGATGCCTTCGTCAAGACCGGCGACACGGAAAAGGCCAACACGCTGGCTGTGGAAACGCTTAAGCGCTCCTGGGGCGTGACAGCGGTTGGCGGGGCAAATGTACTGATGAAGTATCCACCGGAACGTGTGGGTTATAAGGCTGTCGGAGGAACCTATGACTGGATTACGCGACAGGTGCGGGACGAGTTGAAACTCGGCGACGACGAAACGTTCCAGCTTATTTCCGACGACCAAACGAAGCAAGAATTTCAGCAGTTCCAACTCGGCGCAGATGCACCGCCTTCTTATATGATCGTCGTGAAAAACGCGGATGGTCAATTGCGGTTGCGAATGGGTGATGACGGATTGCCCGAGCGTTATTTCTTTGCTCCTACTGCGGCGGATAAAGCTGCCGAGACCCGAGACTTCCTCCAGCGTGATGCGCAGCGGGAGTACGACAATCTCTTGCCTCAGTGGGAAGGGGCTCGGATGCTCGAAATGCGGCAGGGTATTCCGGTTCCGCCGGAACTGGAGAAGCGGAAGCTTGAGCTTGAGCGCGTTCTGCGGGAGGAACAGTTTGGCCCACCCATTCCGCAGGGTACGGAACTTGAACAGTATCCTCAAATGCCAGTGGTGCCGTGATGCCGATACGTGAAAGAACTATGGGCGGTTTCACGATGGCGCCCCTGCGTGCGCAGGAAGAACTTGCCGCTCCAGCGCCGTCGATGTACGACACGCTCAATGCAGCATTCATGATGGAAAATGACGTCGTGAATGCTGTGCAGGCAATGACGCGGCCCAGCTTTGAGCCCGACCCTTCCTTCGACCTTATGGGCACGCTGAAGTCCGAAGGACTGTGGGACGATTACCGTGACAACTTCCTTGGCGTGCGGAGCCGCGGCGAGTTTAACTTCATCGCCGGGCGGATTAAGGAGGAAGAGCGCCAGCGTGACGTACTGCTGCGCTCCGGCTGGGCCGGGGTAGCCGCGGGTATTACGGCCGGGCTGTTATCGCCCACGATGTTCATTCCTCTGCTCGGGCAAGCTCGTGGGGCGAAGGCTGTTGCGGAAGGAGCGGCGCTAGGTTTGGCCGCGGGCGCAGCGCAGGAAGCCCCGCTGCTGGCCAACCAACAGACGCGAACCTTGAGCGAAGCGGCAATTGCCCTTGGCGCGAGCACCATTCTCGGTGGTATTCTCGGCGGGGCAGTAGGGATGCTGAGCCGGGGCGAAAGGGAAGCGCTTGAGGCCGGTATGGCTAATCCGCCCCGCGTAATAGCCATATTTCCCGCTGATGCCGGTGCCGCCGCGGTTGAGCATACCGGACCGCGGTTGGCCTCTGGCGCGCAAACGCTGGCAAAAATTCTTGACAGTAATCCAGTCACGCGTAGTCCAGTTACTGACAATCTCATGTCGCCGTACAATGAGGCTCGTTGGGCGACTGCGCAGTTGGCGGATGCTGGTCTCACTGTCGACAGGAATGCGCTTGGCATTCCTACATCTGAACTCGGAACCGTAGAAAATGCGGTGAAAACTTGGTACGGAGGTTATGTCGACTATGCAAAGGCACTGGATGATGCTTATGCTCGGTACATATTTGAGGGAAATCCTCCCAGGCTGGCTTCCAATGTCCGTGCATTTGTCCGCGGAGAGTTGGACAAGACTCGACTCTCCAAATCAGAGTTCTCTGCTGAAGTCACTCGTGCCATCTTCAGTGGCGACACGCATACGAACAAGTACGTCGCCGAAGTAGCGAAGGTTGCCCGCGAGAAGATTTACGCTCCGGTCTTAAAAGGACTGCAGGAAACGAAGCTGCTCGGCGAGGACTTGCCCGAGCTGGCCGACGCTTCCTACGTGAACTGGGTCTTCAATCACGAAGCCATTCGAGCGAACCCAGTCGCCTTCATGGACTTTCTCGCGGAGCGCTATAATCGGAAACTTCAGGAACAGTTCGTCGACGCCTATGAAAAGTTCCGCAGTCGGAAAGCGCGGGAGGAAGAGTTCCTTACCGACGCTTCCCGTTCGCAGGAAGAGATTGATGACCTGCGCGATAAGCTCGGCGCGGAACTTCGCACCCTTGAGCAAGTTGCGGAGGAGCAACAGTACAACGCACTGCTCGATACCATCGCCGGACTGCGGGCGGCGGCGCGGGAACTGAAGGACGGAAAACTGGCGGACGAAACGTACCGCAAGCAGCTCCTCGCCGATGCCCGTGATATGGAGGAACGCGCCGGACTACCGCTAAAGGAGTGGAAGACAAAGCGAGCGGCGGTCAAGCGGAGGCTGAGCGGTCTTAACCGCGCCCGTGTGGTAGTGGAAGAACGTTTGGCGAACAAACTTGCGAAGATTGAGCGGACAGAGGAACTCAGCCTTGAGACCCTACAGCGGGCTGCTCGGGCCGGCTATCGCATCCTGTCGAAGATGGACAAGTGGTCGGATGAGGTGCTCGATAAGGAACTGTCAAAGCTGAAGACGCAATTCGCCAAGACCGCGGAGGTGTATGATCGCGGGACGGAACGACTGGCGAAACTTGTCGATGAAGACAAGACCGGGACGGACACACGGCTCTTCGCCCTTGACGAATTGCAGCAGCAGCGGGCGGACCGCCTCACCGACGTGGCGGAGCGGATCGCCGACGCCGAAGACCTCGGCCGTGGCGCTCTGCGGGAGCTTATTCAGGCGGAGCTTGACGCGGCACTGCAGCGCATTCAGCGGATCAACGCACGTCGAGCAGTTCGTGTGGAGAGGCTGAAGGCGCAGGCGGCGAAGTACACACCGGAGGCTTACGGCGCGAGGTTGGCGGAAATGAAAGCGGCACGACAGGCGAGGGAAACCGACTTCGCCGAACGCTTCCGTGTTGCAGGGGCTGAAGGCGTGGACCTCGAAGCCGGGAAGGCGGACTTCACGGAGCACGCTCGTGCCTCGGCGGAAAAGACGAAGGACAAGATACTCGGAACGTATCTGCGACTGCCCGTGGTCGACATGATGCAGGCGGAACGCGGTGCAGAGCTTCCTCGCCTTCTCGGGTTCATCAAGTCAGAGGAAATGTGGCCGTGGCTTGAGCACGACGCGAGCAAACTTATCCGTACGCATCTTCGTACTATGGCGCCTGATATCGAAATCACTCGGCGCCTTGGTTCGGTGAATGGCGAAGAGGTGTGGTTGCGGCTCGGCGAGGAACAGAATGCCAAGCTGCGTGCGATTGAGTCTGCAGTCGACTCGAAAGGTAATCCACAAAAGCCGGAGTGGAAAGCGAAGGAACGGGAACGGGTACAGGCTGAATTCGATCGAGCCAAGTTCAATCTCGAAACCATTATCAAGCGGTTGCGCCATCAGCATGGTCTTCCGACCAATCCGGACGGAATGGCCTATCGGATGGGCAAGACTGTGATGGGGCTGAATGTACTGCGGTATATGGGTGGTGTGACAGTGTCGTCCGTGCCTGATCTGGCCCGTCCAGTAATGCGGTATGGACTACTCAAGACGTTTCGTCATGGGTTCTTGCCGCTCGTTACGAATCTGAAAGAGCTGAAGATGGCAAAGCGTGTGGCGCAGCAAAGTGGTGTGGCTGTCGATGCTTTCATCAGTTCGCGTTCTCATGCCATACTGGACGTGATGGACGATCTCGGGCGCGGTTCGAAATTCGAGCGTGGTGTTGATTATCTGTCAGGAAAGCAAGGTATCATCGCTGCATTCAGCTACTGGACGGATGCGATGAAGACGCTTACAGCGTCGGTGGCGAATGCCACGCTGATGGACAGTATTGTGGGCGTAGCAGAAGGCAAAGCCTCCAAGAAGATGATTTCTTTCCTCGCGGAGAATGGAATTAACGAGGATATTGCGACCCGAATTTACCGCGAGGTGCAGGCGGGCGGCGCTACAAAGGTGAATGGAGTTTGGTTGCCGAACCTTGAGGACTGGAAGGACCAGCTTGCCGTTCGCGGCTATAAAGCAGCATTGGCACGTGAGGTTGATAATGTGATCATTACTCCAGGCGTAGAGCGGCCGAACTGGATGACGGCTTCGACAGTTGGTAGGATGGTTGGTCAGTTCAAAAGCTTCGCTTTCTCGTCCACGACTCGCACGTTAATGGCTGGACTGCAGCAACGGGATATGGCTTTTGTCAATGGTGTGGCGATTTCGCTTGCACTAGGCGCGCTTTCGTATTACCTTTACGCTGTTGGCCGAGGCGGAGATCGGTACGAGGAAATGATGAAGGCTGGTCCTGATAAATGGGCTGATGAAGCTATCGCCCGTTCGAGCGTATTGGCTGTATTCGGGCTCGGACAGGACCTGCTTTCGCGTATTCCGGCTACGTCTGGTGGCGCCACATTCAGCGGTGGTTACACCACCAGGCGTGGTGGCGGCGATTTGATCGAAGCACTGCTTGGCCCGTCGTTCGATTTTGCAGGCCAAGGCTTGAACATTCTTACTGGTATCGATGACCCTACGCAGTCGACCGTACACAGTGCGCGACTGCTTTCGCCGTACCAGAACGTAACGCTGTTGAGCCGGCTGTTCGACAGTATCGAGAAATCCGTGCCTGTTCCTGAAAGGCGAAACTGATGACTGTCGAAGTTCAAACCCGGTCAGTCGTACATATCGGCAACGACATTGCGACTGAGTTCAGCTTTGTATTCAGACTTCTCGATGAAGAATTTCTCGAGGTGTATTTGCGGAATAACGCTACCGAAGTGGAAACGTTGTTAAGTGACAGTGTTTACTCCGTCGTCTTCAATGACGATGGAGGCACGGTTACGTATCCGCTGAGTGGTACGCCGATTTCTGATGAGTACTCTCTCATCATCAAACGGACTGTGCCCTATACGCAGGAAACAGAAATCAGCAATCAAGGCGGTTTCCAACCTGTCGTGCTTGAAAATCAGCTCGACCTGATCGTCATGCAAATCCAACAGCTCGCCGAGGATGTAGCGCGAGCTGTGAAAATGAAGACAGGGACTGACGGATTTCAGGTTCCGTCGCCAGTTGCCGATCTATATCTCGGTTGGAGCGATGACGCCACTAGGCTCGTGAATAAAGCCATCGCTTCGCTCGGCGATGTGGTAGTGAGTGATGATGACACACTGAGTTCTACGGACCCACTTACCGTTCCGCAGACGAACGCGGTGAAACAGCATCTTATCGCCAATTATCAGCCTCTGGATGCTGATCTCACTGCCATTGCGGCGTTTTCCACCACAGGGTTCGCCGTTCGAACTGCCAGCAACACATGGGTACAGCGCAGTATTGCCGGCACGTCTGGGAAAATCACCGTCACGAACGGCGACGGCGTCTCGGGGAATCCGACAATCACTGTCGGGGCGGACATCGCACAGTTGACAGTAGCCGACCAGGTCATCACGGGTGGCGCGCGGGTCACCTCGCTATCTCTTGGCACGATCACCAGCGGGACGGTGACGCCGGACCCCGGCGACAGGCCGATGCAGCACTACACGAACAACGGAGCGCACACGCTGGCGCCGGGTAGCAACACCGGATCCTACCTGCTCGACATCACCAACGCCGCGTCTGCCGGGGCGATCACCACCAGCGGCTGGACCAAAAAAGTCGGAGACGCGTTCACCACGACCAACGGGCACAAGTTCCGCTGTTCGTGCTCGGTCGGCGACGCCGGATCACTCCTGGTCGTGCAGGCGATGCAGTGATGGTCGCGTTTTTCGTCCCCCCGCCTCCGATTCGGATCAGCAGCGCATATGCGTGCACGCTGACGGCGGCGACGCTGGTTTTCGTGACAGGATATATCTCCGGCGGGTCTACCGGTTCGATCAACCAGGAGCCGATCCCAGGGCAAACGCTCCGCCAGTTCGTCTCGTCCCTCGGGACGACGAACATCAAGTTCGAGGGCAACATCGCCGCGCTGCTTTCGGGGCTGACGGTCCATGTCGGCGGGGTCAGCTACGCCGCCGGATTCTCCGGCTGGAGCTACGACGGGGGAGACGGCGCGACGGTCGGATCGTGGGCATCGGGCGGTCCGATCTTCGTCGCATCCAGCGTCTACGCGGTGGAGATCAAGTCGTGACGAACCTGCCCCACGCGGTCGGCCGAACTCGTTCTGCCATCTCTCTCTCCTGTCCAAGTCACTACGATTTTCGTCGTTTCCCGCGACAATTGCAACCGAAAGGAGCCGCCCATGTTCGACGACGCAACCGCGCGTGCGGTGGCTACTATCGCCGCGCGCATCAACGTGGAACCGGCGGCGCTGCTCGCCGTCACGGAGACGGCGACCTATGGCGGCAGCGGAACCCACCTGCTGCTCAACGCCGCCATTTGGACCTAACAGAGGAGCCTTCGCATGAACAATTACGACCGTTGGCTGAAGGCCAAATTCACACGCAGTACACAGATCGATGCGCAGGCCGCGAAGATCGAGGCGAACCGCGCGCGGTATGAAGCTGTGTCAATGAAGACTGGCGTTCCGTGGGACGTGATCGGCGTCATCCACTACCGGGAAAGCAGCGGCTCGTTCGCCGGGGTGCTGCACAACGGGCAGAAGATCATCGGAACCGGCAAGAAGACCACGCTCGTTCCGAAGGGGCGAGGGCCGTTCTCGACGTGGGAAGAGGCCGCGATTGACGCGCTGTTCAACTGCGCGCCCTACGCGGCGAAGAACAAGGACTGGTCGATTGCCGGTACGCTGGACTTGCTGGAGCGGTACAACGGCCTTGGCTATCGCAACAAGGGCGTTCCGTCGCCGTATCTGTGGGCTGGCACGGATCAGTACGTGAAAGGCAAGTACGTCGCTGACGGCAAGTACGATCCCGAGCATGTCGACAAGCAGCTTGGTGTCGCGCCGATCCTGATGAAACTTCGTGCAGGACGGGGAAAGCCCGTGGAGCCGCCTAAGCCAGTTTCCGCGCCATCACCCGCGCCAGTCCCGCAAAGCCCGCCAGCGGGCAAGCCTGAGGCGAAGCGGGGCTTCTGGGCAATCGTCTTCGAAATCATCGGAAAGCTTCTGAAAGGAGGCCGCTGACATGGGCGCGATCATTCGCATTGGACTTCGCTACGGGGCCGGGTTCCTCGTAGCGCGCGGGTTTCTTGGCGAGAGCGACGGCAACATGCTTGCGGCCGATCCTGAGGTTGCTGCGGCAATCGAGATGGGCATTGGCGTTGCGCTCGGTGCCGCATCTGAAGCCTGGTACTATCTCGCCAAGCGGTTCGGGTGGGGCGTCTGACCATGATGGGACCCGGATTTGGCGAAGCAGTCGCCGCCGCGATGATGTGGCGGTTCTTCAAATTTGTCGTCGTCCCGTTTGGGCTTCTGTGCCTTGCGGCGGGTCTGCTCATTGGGTGGTTGATATGACCGCGCGCGCTCCTTGGTTCTGCCCGTCCTGCCAGAAGCACCACGGGCCTCATGTCGACACGTGTCCGGGAGGCGGCGTTGGTATGCAGCCGCCCATCAGTGACCCGTGGGGGCTCCGGTCCGTGCCTCGGTTTGCGCCGTTCGTACCCTCTCTGCCTCCGGCGTATCCGCCGACGCCATGGGTTCCGTATGAGCCGGCCATGTGCACCACAACGGTCCGACCAGACACAAATGTCGTGACGTTCGGCAGCGCATACTCGATAGCGACGGGGTTGCAGTGATGCTCTCCGTCCTGAAACTCGCCCTCGGCTGGCTCACGGGCGGGACGCTGGACCGCATCCTGTCGTCGGTCGACAACAAGATCAGCAACGACACCACTCGCGAGGCCGTCAAGGCTGATCTGGTCGCCGACTATATGAAGGCGCAGGTTGCCATCCTGACCGGGCGGGGATGGTGGTTCCCGCTGTTTTTCATCGCCCCGCTTGGTCTGTGGTTCGCGTCGGTGTGCATCTATTCGATGCTGTTTTGCGCCCGCTGCGTCTTCCCGCAATCATGGTCAATTGCAGCTCTCCCGGCGCCGTTGGACGAATGGTCTGGCATCATCATCGGATCGCTCTTCGTCGGGAAGCTGGGACAGGAGCTTGTCGCAAGGCTGCGCAAATAGGAGTGGGGGAAATATGACCGTTACAGAATTGCAGTGGATTGTCGGAATAGCGCTTTCCTTAGTCGCAGCTATGGTAACAATAGCCGTTGGTTCCTTTCGTGCTATGGGGAATAAATTGGATGCCACAGTGGGGCAACTGCGGCAGTCAATACAACAACAGGAAACCTATATGAAGAACGGTGATGACGCACTGCATGACAGGGTGAATAGATTGCGCCAGGACGTTTCCGATAACTACGTGCGCCGTGTCGATCTCGACGGACATCTGAAGCGTATTGATGACACGATGAAGGAGATCAGTGACGATCAGAAAAAACTGATCGAAACGGTAACGCTCCTTACCGCCGCGGGCGGGGTTCGTAAGCAGCCCCAACGGCGGGCAGCAACTTCGTCGTGAAGATGCCTGCGCGGGTCATGTTTTCCAGTATCCGCACGACTTCATTCGATGGAGCGCGTTGAGCGATGAACTCGATTAGCAGCGCCTCCGGAATTGGTTTCTTGTCCACCATCCAGCGCTTGTACGCGTAATGCCACACCTCGTCCATGACGCGGGTACTTCCTCCCATGGTCATGGATTTGAAGATATCGGGCATTGAGGCTTCGGCCTCCAGTAGCCAATCCAAAGCCTCGGCGTAATTATCCAGCGTGACGATTAGATCGTTGCTTGTTGAGACTGAAGCAATTATGCAAAGTTTCAACAAGTGGGCCTGTCGGCGCGCACAATAATACTGCAATTTAGGATGGTCCGGTCTGGGCTCTTCTTTGTGTTGAACCCACAGTCTGAATGCGTCTACGGCCTCTTTACTAAAACTTATCTTGCCGAAGAGGTTTCCAAGTTCTTTCAGGTCTGCTTTCAGCGCAGCGTAAAGAACTTTATCCTGTGGAATTTCCGTAAACAGGTCTACCGCTTCGGATTGCCCAGAATAGATCAGCAGTACGCGTGAAATGAAACCTTGGTCCCATGCACCCTCTGGCATTAGCGTGTTAAGATAAGCAGGAGTTGTCGCAGCTAGAAGATTGAGCTGCGGACTTTCAATCTTAAATTTCAGCTCCTTGGTTCGACGACGTTCTGAATAAAAACGACAGTCGTACAGGTCGGTGAGTACGTTCATAAAATCGTTGTCGTAGCTTGGTACGAGGACGCCAAGCTCATTGGCAACTATGTACAAAGAGTTAAAAGTATGAACGGGCGGACTGTCAGATGGCCGCACTATTCTCCGCTCCGCATCACGCAAAGCATCGATCAGTCCAGCTTTCATAACAGACGTCGGGGCAAGGTGATGCTCTTCCAAAACATCTATAAGTGCTGGTATTTCACCGGCGGCTACTGTCTTGCCGACGCCTGCAGGGCCAACAATAACAACGTACATATTGGGATACAGTACGCCCTTAGACGTTCGTATCCATATCTTCCGCTCCAATGCGCCAGCAATCAGGGACAACGCTGTCCACTTACGAAAGATTTCTGGCGATCCGGTGTTTGCGGTGTACTGAATAAAGCCATTTACCCATGAGGATAGTTTCCTTGGCATTCGCGCTCACCGGACTGAGAGTTTCCAATCCAGATCAGTTCGCTTTCGACTATCCCCGCCCTTCCACTTAATCAGGCCGTCCGGATTGTCTTTAACTGATCCGTCTTTTTCGTATACTACATCACCCCAATTCCAACCTACCTTTGCCTCGGTAGGAACGACGAACTCACGTCCGCCCTTAAGAGTGAGTGGTACACGCAAATTCTTGAGAGCCCATGGAATGATTTGATCTTCAAGATGTTCCGGATATTGAAACAGAATAGAGTCATGGACTTGAACGAGAAGCTGTATTTTATTGGCGCGCCAGATGTTCAGCATTCCTGTGTTGATTTCGTCGGCGGTCATAGACTGCGGAGAAAATGCGACTGCTTCGCGAAGGGTGGCTGCGTCTTTCTTCCGCCCGAAGAAGAAACGCCGACGATTGAATAAGGTTGTTAATTGGGCGTATTCTTCAAGTTCGTGCTGAACGTACTGGTGATAAGCTGGTATGCACGGCAGCGCCCCGAAATAATTACGTTGGAAGTTCTCGACTTCGTGGACGGGGACTTTGGCGTGTTTTGCCATTGTGCGCGGAGTGCCCAAGTAGTTACTCCCGTGGCCGAGTCGCTTGTCCAAATCCCGATACGAGTAATTTCGATAGTAGATGGTGTCGGCAATTTTTCTGTTGGCCTTGGGATCGTCTGTCCACGGAAGATGCGGCCGCGCCATTTGACTGACGCGCGTATGCAAGTCACCACTCTCGCAAAGATCGAGGTACGCTCCGGCAAACTTTTCGCCATGAGACTCATAGAAGTTCTCCCAACACAGGGCACCAAGATTTCTGCTATCCGCTTGTTCGAGGTCGAGGTTTGCGAACTTCATACCTGGATCAGCGATGAAGACTGAACGTAGGTCTCGATCGACGTTCTGCAAGTTTGTGCCCGAGCCGAAATCAGACATGGCTGAAGCCAAGCGGCCTGTATTGGTGCCGGCAATGTTAAAGCTTGAGCGCATTCGTCCGTCTGGATCGATTTCGGTCTCAAGAAACTGACGTTTCTTATCAAGGTCACGAAGTGCGAGGAGGTGTGAACAGATTGGTTCGGCGATGAAATAGGCGGATAACTTTTCGATGGCGTCTCGATTTGTTGAGGGTGCCATGATGCCTTGCGCGTTACGTTTGCGCTGTACCGGCAAACCGAGAACGTCGTACAATAAGACTTTCAGTTGCGCCGGAGAGCGCCACCACATTTTATGGTGTCCGCCCTCAAACTTGTTTTCTACAGGAAAGCCTATACCATCGTGAACAATGGCGGTAAGTTGCTCGGACAGCTGCATGATTTGAGCGTTGTATCGCCGAAGAACTTCTGACCGCCGTTTGTGGTTAACACGAAGTCCGCGCATAGCCATTTCAAGAATTGGCGCCTGCAATGCCTTTGAAAATTCATAAGTGTTGGTACTGATGTTATCCAACTGCTCACGCAGTACGTCACGGATTTCCAGCGTGACGCAACAATCGAGTCCGTTGTACACCCAATCCCGCTCATTCCGCGTTAACGGCGAGTCGGGGCGAAGGTCTCCGGTATCAATTATTCGCATCAGTCAGCTCACACTCGAAGTCTGCGTTGAACGGAATGACCGGGATGTCGAGTATTCTAGCCACGTTCAATTCTAGCTGGACGCCTTTCGACTCTTCCCACCCTTTGAGTTTGAGAAGGAACATAGACTCCGAACGGCGAAGAACGTTCAGGTTGAACGTTCGGTAAAATTCTGCATCAGTCGGCAGAAAGAACTTCGCCGCAAACTCGTGCATGTAGAAGATCGGACTGAAGATGATCAGGTTCTGCGTCTTGATGATGTGATTGACGAACTGTTCCGTAATGAGGAACCTCGTCTTCTGGATCAACTGATCATCATGCGAATATGGACTGGCAAGGTAGATCATTTTCAATCCTCTCTTTTTACAGTGGTGTGATCGTCTCGCATAAACTTCCAATTGGCCTCATTGGTATAAAGCGAGCCCATGAAACCAAGTCCCTTTTCCATTTCTGGCTGCAAGGCGTGGTGCATTAGCATTGTGTCGTCAAGCGCGTGCTTCACGGTAATGCCATAACGACGCCAAAGGAAGTGCATGTCATACAGACCGTTTTGAAATACGATCTGCTTGTTGAGATTACAAACTCGTTGAACCCACTTCCACGCGAGGAGTTCTTCTTCAAGCGTCGGCCAATAATTCCCATCCTTCTTCATCGGATCGTAGAATGGAACTACGAGGCATCGGTCGATTGTAGGGGCGAAACCGATGCAAGTGATCTGGTCATTCTTAGTCTCAATGTCGATGGACAGGGACGAGGAATTGCGTATGTGTGTGAACTCGAATTCGACAAGATCGTTAAGAGTTGGCTCAATGTGAATGAGTCTCTGTGGGCGTCGTATCTCTGGATACGTGGCCTCCACTTTCGCCTTGTCGAGGTCAGATAGAACGACTGGGCGCAGGGTCCAATCACGGCCGACTGCTGCCGGATGATACGTAGGAAGAACCTTAATGCCGTTGCGGCCGAGGATTGGAGCACCTCGAATTTTCTTGATGCCGGTGGTTTTGCACAGTGCCCACGCTGCGGTCGCTCCAAGCGCCACAACAACGTTAGGCTTGACTTCATCAATTTCACGGAACAGTCGAGTAAGCTCGGGCGCGTATTGCGCCCGAACGTACTTACCGTTGGTGAGGGCTGGATAACCCGGAATGCCATCCGCTTTCGCAGCGCAAAGGTTTACGACGTCGTTGGAGGGCTCAGGGCGGATATTGAAAACGTTCGTGACGTAGCACTCGTCTCGAACTATTCCGATCTCCTTGAGCATTCCATTGAGAATAAACCCTGCTGTGCCGACGAAAGGACGGCCTTCCTGCTCATCGTCTTTGTCCCAGGCTTCACCAAGCAGCATGATGTTTGTCATTCAGTAGTGCCTTCAGCGTGTGGCATCGTCTTTCCGCGGAACGGAGCTTGTTCTGAAAGCGGAATGTATCTGCGCTCGTCGAGCATACACAAGAAGAGTAGGAGATAGACGATGATGTCGACTACCCGCTCTTCGAGCGGTTCGGCACGAGTCCGCTCCTTACCTTCCGAAACGTCGATGATGTACTGGCGAATGGCGTCCCAGTGTTTGCCGACATAGACGCCCCAGCACTGTTCCATAGTAATGCCCCATGTCTCCGCATTACGTTTGAAGTTGTCGAGCCTGTCAACTTCCCCGGCGTATTCCTCGCCTTTTGTCTTGCTCAGTTCCAGTGCACGTTTGAATGCTATTCCTGTCAGTTCGTTAAAGCGTTCCGTCGTCGTCATTGAAGTAGGCCTCCTTAGCCTGGTTAAAAAACTCTTCATTCTGCTCGATGCCGAGGACTGTTGGCGCCCCGAGTAGTTGTGCGACTTTCAGTGCATTACCACTCCCACACGTAGGATCAAGGACTCGGCTGTACGAGTCGACAAACATGCGCATGAAGTGCTTCAACATCGGCACTGGTTTTTCGTTCATGTGGATACTCTTCTCACGACCTGGGTGCGAGAAGGCATTCGACACTGGAGATACGAGTAACCGATCACCGCGTGATGCGATGAATGCAGTCTCGTAGATACGACGAGGCTGTCGTGAAGCATCCGGCATAATGCCTGTGTTATCGGACTTCACCCACACCAGCGGATGGGTGTTTACTTTCCAGCCCATTTGGGAGAGCAGTGCTTTGGTCTCGGAATAGTATTCCATCGAAAACCAAAACATAAGATGTGCGGAGTCCGCTATGACGTTGGTCATCGCGAGTTCCAACGTGTTAAGCAGTTTCCAGTACACGTCCGGACTGTCTGCGTAGGTGCCGAACTTGGCGCCTGCGCCCTGATCGGATTTGTGCATCCCTACTCCGTAGGGGAAATCGCAGTGGATGAAGTTGAATGGAGTGCCGGTGTACGCCGCGGCCCACTCATGAAAATCGGTATTAATGAGTGGGGCTTTCCGCTCGGTTATCTTCGTCTCGGGAAGGATCATCGCCACGACGTCTGCAATAGCGGAAGCCTTCTTCCGCGCTGTATCGCGGCGCACGATTTCACGAGCTGTGGAAAGCTTCGGCGCCTCGGCCACGCGCTTGTTGCCGCCGTCGATCTCCTGTGCAACAGCGCGGTATTCAGACACTACGCTGTTGGACATACCGAGGGCTTCCGCTGTGTTGTCGGAAGTCCAGTCCGGATTTTGCGACGCGCGAAGCTGATGATAGCGCTCGACGGCCAAACACTGCTCTTGCCAAGGCAGATCGACGCGGCCGACGTTTTCTTCGTACTCGATGGCGTGCAGTTCGATTTCGTCCAGTTCGTCAACAAACTGTACAGGCATGTGCGTCCAGCCAAGAGACTTGATCGCAGTCCATCGACGCTCGCCGACTATGAGTTTGCCATCACGCTGAATGACTGGCGGATGAATGAGCCCATTGTCGGCGATCGATTTGGCCAGCTCTGGTATCCGTACCAGTTCTTTTCGCTGGCGGGTTTCTCGGTTGACCCAAATCTTGTCGACCGGAAAGGAGGTGAACTGGCCGGAGGTCATTGCGTTATCTCGTTGATCAGATGGACTGGAACCGGAACGAGGTGAAACTGTCCATCGTGTTTGCGATATCCGCGCTTGCAGCGGGTGACTGCTTCCTCCTCGCCGACAACAAGAGCTTGTTCAAGTTCAGTCGTATAGTTTCCGGCGATGGAAAGCCAGCCGCCGAGTTGTCCGTTCCACAGCATGTAATTTTTCATTGACTCTTTCTCCAGTGAGGGGAGGGGGCCGAAGCCCCCTCGTTGTTCAAGATTTACTGAACGTTTCTTTGATCCACGTTCCGGCTTTTGTGCCGCGGAGCCACCAGCCAAGAAAAACTCCGAGAATGAGAAAAAAGAACGACAGCATCAGATATATTTCTCCAGAGAGAGGCCCAAACGCTTGGCGATTTCACCAAGAATGGCCTTCTCCTTGTCATCGATACCGCCAGAGTCAGCAACGTCCAGTGCCGTGAGCAGTACAGTTTCGCACATTTCGGTGTCGGCGCGAATGTCTTCGATCTCTTTGTAGAGACCGTTCCTCCCTACACGTCCTCCGTTGGCGCGCTGCAACATACGCTCCGCTGTAGTCTCGATCTCGCGCGAACTGAAGGCGCCGGAAAGGGCAGCGTTGGACGTGATTGACTTGATCGTTGCATTGATCTCTTCGTCAGAAACAGTGCCATCCGCAGATGCCACTAGCGCTGCTGCCGCACATACGGCTTCGAGGAAATCCTTGCGTCCGGAGAACTTTGAGACGGTTCCAGTGAAACGTTCTTTGAGCTTTGCAAACATGATTTGTATCCTCAGTTGGGGGTTGGGAGGAGCGTTATTGCTCCTCCCAGAAAGCCGGTCACAGGACCGGAGCCGTACGCCCGATATTGGCGTGCATGACCTCCATGTCGTTCTTGTCCGCACGCCAGACGATCTCGGCCATGACCTGCTGATTGACCGCGTTGTTGAGCGCCTCCATGATATTCATTTCCGGAGTGGCGCACTTGACGTGATCCTCGAGGAAGCGGCGAAGATCGTACATGGTCCGGTCGAACGCGGTCTGATCGTTCTTGTCGAACATGAAGCGCTTGCGCAGCATCAGCTTGTTGACCGGACCGTAGGATGCCAGCGCGTCCGTGTCGACGTCATCGCTCGGAGCGATGCACTGAAGTGGAACGTCCACGATGTCCCACAGGTCGCCCTTGAGTGTCTCGATGGTGGGGATTTTCGAAATACGCCAGAGGTAGTTGCCGACAGGAGGGTTCTTCGGGCGTTCGACTTCTTCGAGCTTCTTGGTTGCGATGTCACGAAAATTGAGTGCCATGATTTGGGTTCCTTACTTCATAGCGGCCTTGAGTTGCTGGAACAGGGTGGCCATTCCTGTCTCCAGTGGCAATTCCGCCTCCAACGAAAATGGGATCGGCGACTTGAGATCGATGATCCCTGTGGGGACGGTCTTGATCTTGCGACGCGTCATTTTGCCGGAGCCGGTGGACTCGGCGAGAATGAGCGTGTTGAAATAGCGGGCGATGACGGGGCCGAGCGCGGTTCCGACTGCGTTCGGATAGCCCTTCGAAACGCCCTCGGTTACCTCCTTGTAATTTACGTGGGAGATAATGATGACATTTGTGTTGAAGGCTGGGGACGTGAGAAGGGCAATTGTGTCTTCGACGCCCTTTTGGGCCTGCCCGAACCACTGGCGAGGGTCCTTCGAGCTTGGGTTCATGCCCTGTGCCCAAGCGAAGGCTGCGCGGCCGTAGGCGGAAAGGCTGTCAAGGACGAACACGGTGTCAAGTCCCCATTCACTAGGAGTGCTACCGTCGTCCCATTTGTCGAGGAACTTGAGTCCGTCAGTGAAAGCCTTGGCCTGACCCGGCGCTACAACAGGACCGGCCTGTCCTCCGTAGATTGCGGAAGGAGCAACCTTGATCTTGTCACGGAGCTGGATAACGTCGATGTTGTCGAGCTTGTCCGGGCATTCGTGCAGGACGAATGTGCGCAGGCTGTCAATGCCGGAGTCGTAATCCAGCATACGGATTTTGTACCCATCCTTTACGAGGGAGGCAAGGCTGCCGGTCTTGCCGCTACCAGAGTCTCCGATGTAAAGGAGTTTAATCGGAGCCGTAGCGCTGATTGCTGAAAGTTTGCCCATGTTATCTCCTGTCGAGCGGGTCCCAGGTCGGACCCTGTTTGAAATCGCCGGCGAGGAAATTCGCGCGGACTTCAGGCGAACGGCTACATATACCGCGGAACTCGCAACCGCCATAATTGCCGCAAGATGCGCGGTTCATTGGGAAGTATTGCTCTTCCGAAGCCTTTCGTGCACGTTCGATGAGTAGCATCATTTCATCGTCCCATTCATGCAGTTGACTTTCAGGGCGGAAGGTGACCCCACGCTCGAAGCGAGTAAAGCCGACTGCAATTTGCGCCGCGTCTATGATGACTCCGCGGACAGGCATATTGTAAATCGCCTTACCTGCGAAGGTGTACATGGACATTTGAATGTCCGGGCTGTAATTGTTGAAATAGGTCTGACTGATGGCGCCGCCCGTGGTCTTCTGGTCCATGACGTAGGGGTCTTTGGCGTATGTGACCAGTCTGTCTATGTGTCCAGAGAACACGTAGCCGTTGTCGACGCTCAAAGAGAATGAGTACTCAACAGCCGGACGGCCATCGGATAGGATGATGACTTCAGTTCCCTCGTGTGCAAACTGATCGACATACCAGATGATGGTTCGGATCAAGTTCTCGCGAGTCTTGGCTGGGTCGGGGGACTGCCACGGAGCGCCATCGCCGATGTGGCCGGTGCCGCCACAAACACTGCATTCTTGTTCTGTTACAGTGGAGCCTTTGCCTTCGCAGGCCGCACATGCAGGCCTGTCCCATGTGTCGGTCATGGCTTCGAGTACCACCATTTCCAGTGCGGTATCAATGTCGGAACCGAGGGCGCGGTACTTGTAAAAGTGCTCAAGTGCCGTGGCGTAGTGCGATCCGAACCGCAGGTGGAAAGATTTCTCTGGGCGGTAGTATCCGCAAATATGCTTGTAATAATAGTAGCGAAGGCACTTCTCTGCGGATGCCAGCGACGTAGCATCCCACGCAAATTGCCGGCCGCGGGGATCGAAGGACTTGTTCATGACGACGCCTTCCGTGCTGCGAGCATGGCGTCGGCGACTTCGTAAGCGCGCCCGGCAATATCTCTGGGGCCGAACGATATACCAGAGGTGCCGCTGAACGCCGCCATCCCACAAGCGATATGGCTTGCGAAGTGGTCGCGAAGGCTCATGCCCTGGTGAAGATAAAACCCCGGCTGAGTGTTCGGCTCGGTCGGAAACGCAGGCCCACCGTCGTTGATCTTGTCTGTCATCATCGTGCTCCGTCAGAGGTCCAAGTCAAGCTTGAGCGTGTCGCCGAGCGACAGCACCTGCTTCTGCTTGTCGGTCAAGGGTTTGGTCGAACCAGCCGTCTTGTTTCCGAGATTGAATTGTGCTCGCTTCTTTCGCATCTCTGCGATGATGGTGGCGACTTCACCACCTTCCTTAGTGAAGGAAAGCGGATTGCGTGCGAAGAGTTCAGAGAGGTCTGACATGATTAGCGTCCCGATCTGTATTGATAATAGAGACTGCCAACAATCCAACAGATTATCAGCGTAGAAAGGATTATATCAGTCCATGACATCGCTCGATTCCAACGAGGGCAGCGGGGTAAGCTGGCCTTCAATACGTTGGAGGTGCGCACGCACGAGGCGCCTGATCACGACAGAGGCGCCAAGGCCCTTCTTGTCGTAGATGGCAGCAAGGCGTTCAAAGTCGCCGGAGTACAGGTGCAGAGTGTGCTTCTGCAAAGACTCGTTTTCAACCGTTCTCGCCATTGCCTTGCGCCTTTATTATCCACAGTTGCGTCGTGGGGTTCAGCGGACTGATGTAGAAGGAGAGCTGCTCGAAAGCAGGGTCTTCCTTTCGAAGGGGATAGAGCTTCTGCCGAAGGGCCTCGGGATTGTTGGTGTTGACTACCAAACCAAGTTCTTCTCGAAGCGCGTCGTACAGAAGCTCCAAAAGCACGATCAAGCCTCCTGTACGATGAACTCGCAGGTAGGCGTTACATCGTTGGAAAAGCCGATCACCTCGCAGGTGGTCTCGGCGCCATTGTCCAGCAGTTCAGCGACGTCTTCAGCCACGTCACGCGGAACGTAGCCGATATGAACGTCGTTGAACAGGAGCTTGATGGCATTGGGATCATGCTTGTTGTCGGGCTCGCGTTCGAGCGTAAGCATGGTTCCGATATCGACGTCTGAGCGGATCAGGTCCTTAACGTCTCTTGGCCGGAAGTTAACACCAGCCACGTTGATGATATGTCGCATATTGTCCTCGCGAAAAAGAATGGGGGTCAGTCCACGGAGAACAGACTGACCCCCACCGGCGCCGATCAGGCCAGCTCGAGTTCCCCGAGGTCGCCGTCGACGATCTTCTGCTTCTCCGCAACGCGCTTGCGGGCCGCCTTGAGAATGGTCTCGTTCGCCATGAGCTTCTCGCGGTTGGCCTCCAGCTTCTCTTCCCACTGCTCCTTGGTGAGGCCCTCGGGCACCTGGTTGATCTTGCGGCCCTTCTTGGCGAGTTCGGCCTTGAGGTACTCGTTGGCGATGTTGCGCGCCTCGCGTTCGACGGGATCGAGCTTGCGTGCCGGCGTACCGCCGAGAGCGAACGTGTATTCGCGATCGTACTCCGCTACTGTCGTCCGCAGTTCCGTCATCGCATTGGCGTCACCCTTCTCGGCCTTCTCCTTCGCCTCCTTGACGGCGGAGCGCAGGTTGTTGCCGATGTTCTCGGAACGGACCTGGTTGAGCGCCTTGGCCTCGGCATCGTTCAGAACGTGTCCGGCGGCGTACGGCCAGGTGATTTCGAAGGACTCACCGTCGATGATCTTGGTTTTGGTCTCGGGCATTTCAGTGTCCCCTTTCGTGGGCGCGGTTGATGTTACGTAATGACCTTATCGTCACTGTGTGGTGTTGTCAACGATGATTTGTAGGGAATGTATGGTCAATCCGCCGTGCGGAAAAGCCATATCATTCTCCCTGAAAGCCCTCCATTGTGATATAGGTGAGTGACTCCTTTGCCCTCGTTATCATAACGTACAGGAGATTTCGCTCCTGTGTCCGTTGCAGGTTGATGAGCTGCTGGTCGAGGATAAAGACGTTGTTCCACTCAAGGCCCTTCGCTTTGTGCCCGGTCATTAGTTTGATGGAACCAGATTGCCGAAGCATGTGTTCGGCGTAGGCGATGGCATCGCCGAGTGTTGCGCCCTGCTCGGCGAAGATGTGCATACAGGCGGCTTGGTCGTGGAACTTTTCCTTGTCACGAGCGCGTTCCATCTTCTCGCGCTCCCATGCGTCGATAGCGTCATGTGTCTCCTGCGCTGACATACTCGTATCACCGAGTTTCTTCATCAACTTGATCAGGTTCTTGCCGATATCGTTGCCGACAAGCTCAGGGAAACGTCCGTTCTTCAGCATGGTGATAGCACAGCTGAAGAGAGGAGCGTTGTTTCGACAGAGGATCACGGCGTCAGAGGGAATGTTCTCGATGCTCCACTTTTCGAGACGAGTAACAGTTCCCTCCTTCGCCCAAGCAGGCCATTGCATTGCCGGCGCCCGGAACCTGGCGTCGCGAACCACGTTGATCGGACAGCGGAAGCTGATGGTAAGTTGGGCCTCTTTCATATTGAATGACTGGCCGAGGAGTTCCATGGAGTTCTCGTGGGCGCCGCGGAAGCCGTAGATAGACTGGTTCTCGTCTCCGACCGCCACGAGCCTCGACTTGCGCACTATCTTCCGCAGCATCTTGTGGTTGAGTGCGGAAAGGTCCTGTACCTCATCCACGCCGACGACTGGGAAGTTGGGGAAGTTTCCGAAGAAACAAGTCGGCATCAGGATTTGATCGTTGAAATCGATGACGCCTTTGAGGGCCAGGAACGCCGACTCGGTTGTCACCTTTTTGATCAATTGTTCCTGCAGTTCCGTCGGTTCTTCCTCGAGGTGCGCGAAGAACTCACTGTCGTCGATCAGAGGACTGGCGGCAGGAAATCGGCCGTTGGGAAGATAGCCAGCTGTCTTGCCGAACTCGATTGCGCGAAGTGTTTCAGACATTGTTTCGTAGGCCTGTGTTCGGTCATCGCCGCTGAGTTCTTCGATGGCAGCCGTGAGAAGGTTGTAGTTCTTCGACGTGTCGACAGTGAGTCGTTTGCCGAGTGCTTGCATCCAGACTTTGTGGCCGAGGCCGTTGAGCGTCATGGCTGTACAATTGCCTGGAAGACGATCTTGCATTTCGAGTTGGATGCGTTTGTTGAACGCGAGGAAGAGCAAAGGTTGTGCACGAAGGGCCTCGGCAATGAGCACCAGGGTTGAAGTTTTCGCGGCGCCGGCAAGCGCGGAGATTAGAATGTTATCCTTGGTGTTTTTGACGAGATCGAGTACGTGCAGTTGTTCGTCGGTTGGGGTGAATGACATGATCAGAGCTTCCTGTATTCGATTTTGCGCTGCGGGTGGGAATGGATTTCGGTAATCTTGTAAACGGTAGAAGCCCTATCCCAGCATCCGAGAATGTAGGCGGAAACAATACGTACCGCGATTGCCGTAGAGTTTGCTTCCACTGAGAAATATGCTGTATAGGATAGTCTAGTATGATTTTTTAGAGTGATATAGTACATCAGTTGAGTCCTTTCCTGACTGTTGCGTTGTGAACTTTCTGGAGGATTTCGAGGAACTCCAGCTTTGCGGTATCGTGATTGATGGACTTGTTGTCTTCCACGATCTGATCGATTGCGGCGCGCAGGTCGTTCATCGATATGCCCGAGAAGTCGCCGGAGGCACGATCGCGCTGGAACGCGAAATGCTTGGCGCGCTCTACGATAGAGGTGAGCATTGCGCCGTTGACAGTATGAGCCAGCGTGAAGTTGTGCTGTTGGAAACTGCCGTCGGAGTACTGCAGCGTGGCTGTGTCAAGCACGTGGCGCGGATCGAAGAAGTAGTCGATCACTTCACGCGCGATTTCCTCCAGTGACATATCGAAGTTCATGCGCGGAAGCTGGCGAAGTCCGAGCATGATGAACTTGTGCGCGTCTTCGTACGTCGGCCGCTCGATCTTGATCTTGCGGGAACAGCGGCCATCGCGCAGTAGAGCCTCGTCGATGGCGTGAAGTCTGTTCGTGGCGAGGATTACGAAGGCTCCGTTCTTTTCCAGGCCATCCATCTCGGAGAGAAACGTGGATACGTTTGCGATCTGGAACTGATAGCTTTCGTTGCGGGAAGGCAAGATCGCATCGGCCTCATCGATGAAGATGATAAGCTGGTGGCCGTGCTTGGCGTAGTACTCACGTGCGTAGGTGAACATTGCCTTGATGAGCTGTTCAGTCTCGCCAACGTATTTTGATTGGATACTTCCTCCGTTGATAAGAAGGGCTTCGGTATTCTTGCCGACGATACGCTTCATCGAGGCCAGAGCGGCCTTCGCGAGAAACGTCTTGCCGCAACCGGCTGGTCCGTGAAGAACCACGCCTCGCTCGGGCTTCATCGAATAGAACTCGAACAGCTCGCGATGCTTAGTAGAAAGTTCGATAGCCTCGGTCAGTGCGTCTTTGGCTTTGTCGAGGCCGACGATGCTGTCCCAATCGATGTTATCGACGGACTTGATGATGTAGTTGGCGACTGCGGCACGAGCCTTGCTGTTTTCTTCAGGGTCCATTTGTTTTGGTGCGTAAAGCATATGTTTCGCAATTTGCGAGAGCATAAGGTTTTCCAGCCGTGTATATTCGTTTTGCCGCTTCATTTCCCTGGCGGCATAATCCTGCAGACTCTGGTCTTTGGGAGGGAAATTTGCCATGTCTAGTCTCCGTTCGTATTTGCTCTGAGAGCCTTTTGGGGTTTTCGGGTACTTGCTCATAGGTCGAGATCAAGATCGAGGTCAGGTAGTGATTTGGTACGCCTTCGCGCCTCGATGGTGTAGGTTTGTTTTTTCAGCTGGCTGAGAGAAATGCCGGCTGAAATTCGTTCGTGAAGCAGTGTGAAGGCTGCCTCTTGCGTCGGACCCGCGGCCTTGTACCAATAGTCGTCACGAAGGACGCATACCTCCCACTCATTTTTGTGGGCGTAGAAGCGTATGTCGGTCACGAGCCAATCGAGGTTTATTTCTATCTTTGGCACTTTGGGCCTCGGTTAGGTAATACAGTGCGTGATGCTCGCACATGCGAAAACGGCGGGTAGCGGGAAGTCCGCAATAACGCGGATAAGGCTCTTCTGGAACTAGGCAGGCGCATCGACCTGGTGTTAGTTCCATGATAGAAATGGACTTAATCGATTTCAATGTCGAAGTCCTCATGTGCGAGCAAACGCTGTGCTTCGGCGAGAAGCGGATCTTCCGCTTCGGATGGGCGATTGACTGGTGTCAGCGGCTTTCCGTCGAGGCCGAGTAGCTGCCCTTTCGGCTGATTGAATTCGATTAGAAGGGTTGCTTCTTCGGCAGTTCCCTTGGCGCCGATACGGATGACGAGTGTGTCGAACCGTGTTGACGGAGCGGTGCCTGGCATGTTGGCTTTGCGTTCGGCGTCGAGACGTGCGAGGGCAGCACGGTATGCGTAACAACGATGACGGAATTTGACAGCTTCGCCACGGCGAGAAAGTACATAGCGCGCACCACCGCTTTGCAAAGCTGCATCGAGCACTTGCGCTACGTCAGTGAACCGCGCGAGAGTTTTGGTTGACATTTGGGCACTCCTAAAGATCGAGATCGAGGTCGAGGGAGGCGAGGGTTACGTCGATATCGGCAAGGGCCTTTGCCGCACGTTCCTTCGCTTCAGCTGCGCGTTGAGCACGTTCTGCCGCCAACCACGCATCGACCTGACTGCGGGTTGGGTGTGCATCAGTACCGATGTATGCCTTTTTCTCCTTCATACGCGCTTGGAGAAGACGGACTATTACGCGAAGGCCGTCTGCTGTTGGGGCGATATCGATCGAGGAAGTTTGGAACTCGTTCGCGATAGACGGAATGAGGAGGCGAAGCTTACCATCTGGGGCGAGGGATATTGTGACGTCGCTCATTGCTTTTTCCTCAGAATGAGTTCGTAACCAACGGCTTCGGCCGTTTCAGCAACGCTGACGAGGCGCGGATCGCTTCCGCGGTACCAAAGACGAATGACCTTTGGATCGTAACCGGCGCGATCAGCTGCGTCGCGGATTGTACTCTGGTCGAGGATGATGGTGACAAGCTGCTCGAGAAGCGGATGTGCGAAGACGAACTTATCCCCGTTTCGCTGCCGCCGTTTGACTTGGACCTGATTTCGCCAGAGCTTGCGCTTGTCGTATAGGGCCTTGATCTCCGCAAATTCTTCCTCAGTCCAGTAGGAATTGCGGCCGCGCTTTGTACCGCGTGGTACCACGCCCTGTGCGACCCATTCGATAAGCAAGGCTGGGCGAATGCGAAGCCGCTCTACGACTTCTTTAGATGTCAGCATTGCTGCTCTCCACGACGCCAAGGATCGTGAGCTTGGCCCGCTCTGCTTCGATGCAGAGTTTGGTCTGGCGAAGGTCTTCCACGAGCTTGTTGATATCGGACTCGAGAACGAGCTGACGTTGCATCAGATTTTCCAGCCGCCGTTGAGCGGTGTTGATTGACGTTTCGAGAAGCGGCTTCGGCCGAACAGGCTCGGACTGCTCGGGCACGAATGGGTTGAGAGAGGTCATGTAGGATAGAAGGTTCATTTCACTCTTCCTTGTATTCGGGATTGAGGGAGTAGAGGCCGCGACCTTTGCGAAGTAAGGCTCCATCGTTTGTAAGGCCAGCCAGTAGTGCGTGCGAACTATGTGCCTTGTATCCATGATCTTCGAGCCAACCGCCGACAGTTTCTATGTCGTATGATCGACCTGGAACCATGTTTCCAAGAACGATCTTGCCGGAACGGGTTTTGGTATAGGGACGGCGTTCTGCGCCTTCTTCGATGGCGTAGATGTCCACTTTCTCGCTTACCAGCCCGCGTATGATTTCAGCGAGGGCCTGTGCGTCCTCTTTCGAGGCAACCGTGGTCTTTACGCAGTATCTCATCGGATCGCTCCGCTTCTGCGCATGAGCCGCGTGTGATCGCGGATGGTGAATTTTTCAGGGTCCGGCTCGAAGATGTTGGGCGCAGGATAGAGAGTGACTTCGTTGCCCTCGAACCACGCGCTGACACGCTCTTCGGCGCCGAGGCGAAAAGTGACACGATAAAAGTTCTGGTTATGTAAGAACTCGATCATGTCGTCCGCGGTGATCTTACGCTCGATGAAGAACTTGGCCTCTTCCTCGGCGCGGATAATGACTTCGGAAAGGCGGGACATTAGTCGAGCCTCGCTACTTCGAAGGAGCCATCCTTCTGCTTGATCATGACCCAAGCGTGGCGGTAGACAACGATGGTCTCATCACGCAGTTCTGCTTTCCACAGTGGTGGAAGTGCCGGATCGCCTGGATACTTGAGAGTGAGTTCGGCGGATTGCAGTACGAAGCCCTTGAAAGAGAACCAGCCACCGATATAGTTGTCGCTGATCTGCTCACGTGCTGGGCGCGGATCGTTCTCGCTGAGAAATAATGGGATGTAGCCGAGGTGTGCGAGCGCAGCTTGCGGATGAAGGGGTTCGAATGTAAGCACTGCAGTTCTCCGTTGTTGGGGGTTAGTAATTAGATTTACGCTTGAGTAATTTCGGCGAGTATAGCATCGACGCCCCGGCCTGCACGATGAATGTGTTTTCGAGGTACTTCGACCACTTCGTGCTCCACGGCCCAGGTGTCCACTTCT